GGTTAGAGGAAGCCATTAACCTCAACATCATTAAATTGCCACGTAAAGCCAAGTTTAACTTTTATGAAGCAAGGGCCGCTTGGTCAAGAGCCAGTTGGATTGGGGCAGGCCGCTTAGCCATTGATGGTGTGAAAGAAGTTAAAGAAGCGCTTTTGCGTATTGAGGGCGGCCTCAGTACCTATGAGAAGGAACTTTCGATCATGGGCGAAGATTATCAAGAGATCTTCGAGCAGCAAGTCAGAGAAACCGAAGAACGCCGTGCAGCAGGATTGCCACCACCAAGCTGGGCGAGTGCAGAGCAATTTGCGCCAACAGAAGGTCAAGATAATGGAAATACTGCAAGCGCTAACTAATCAGCCATTAGCACTGGATAAGGCATGGGCAAAAAACTATTTGTCCCATCTTCTCAAAAAGCAAAATATTAGCCTGAGGGATAACTCAGGACTGATTGAAGCTGTCGATAAAGTCAAGATTAAAGCCATCTTAGGTGGGGAGTTTCATTTTACCGAAGGTGAGTATTATCGGGTTGTTGATGGTGTGGCTTGTATACAGGTGATTGGTCCTCTGGCTCACCGTTTTAGTTGGTGGAGTTGGGGCTATCGTGAACTGGCTGGGAAGATTAAGGCTGCATTAAATGATCCTGCAGTACACGCCATTTTGTTAGATACCGAAACACCAGGCGGCACAGTGGCAGGGTTATTTGATTTTGCTCGCTTTGTTAAAAAGGCCAGTGAAACAAAACCCATCTACACCTTAATTAACGATATGGCCTGTTCGGCAGGTATGGCCATTGCTTCACAAACCAATAAGCGCTTTATCACGCAAAATGGCATTGCTGGCTCTGTTGGTGTGGTGATGATGCACCTAAACCAAGGCCCGTGGATGGATAAGATCGGGCTAGAAGCCACGCTCATTTACTCAGGCGATCACAAGGTTGATGGCAATCCCTATGCGGCCCTACCTGATGATGTTCGCCAAGGTTATCAAGCAGAATGTGACCAACTACGACTTGAGTTTGCTGAACTGGTGGCCAGCAACATGAATTTGAGCGTAGAGCAGATTTTAGCGACTGAGGCCCAAACCTATCGCGGCCAAGAGGCCATTGATATTGGCTTTGCTGATCAGTTGGTCAATTCCTACGAGATTATCAATGTTATTAACGATTCAAACCAAACCGCCCATTTAAACTTTATAGGTACCAGTATGGAAAACCCAAACAGTACAACCGTAGCTGCTACTGGCGGCGCCCCTGCCGTTGCTGCCTCGGCCAAACTTCA